TGGAACCACGTCATACTGTTTTGATGGATTTTCCTTCTTAGCTTTCATCCAATCAATGAAGTCTCCCATAGTTCCTGTTGATGGCTCTTTTGTTTTCCAATGTATCTTAACAATTGTGTTCTTGTCAATAGGAGAAGGTCTGTTCTCTCTGATTTTCATCTGAATGTTCGTTCGTATGAGCAAATCTGTATAAAAATCCTTTACAGACATATCTCCTAAGTCTACATCGTCTATATTTTCAAAGAATTTTATATATTTTGACTTATCGGCTTCAAACTTATCATGTTTAAACTGTAGTTCCCTTTTGCGCAATGCGTTGTTCTTAGCTTCAACTTCCTCTGCCATTCTCTTCTGCTCCTCATGCACTATCTTGCGACCAATGTCAGTGTTAAGTGTTTTATGCAATTCGTCTCTTGTGCTGGAATCTCTTGCATGTAAAGCATTTGTAACATCAGAGTACATGTCAATGTATTCTTTGCTTTCATCAGTAGGTTTGTAATCGTGATATATCAAGAATTGACTATTATGACGATTGTTGATTCCGTCATATTCCTTGCGTGTTTGTTCATAATTACTTTCCTGTTTAGTCTTCTCCTTGATTAGCTTATTTCTGTATGCTTCTTCATCTGGATGAAGATGGAAGAAGTGCTTATGTTCGAATGTTTCGTTGCTTGTTCCTTGATAATTGCTTCTGCCAAATGTTTTTGTTAATCCTTGGTATGGTAACGTCTTCACATATACCTTCCTGCCATTGATTTCAATGTCTGAATTGTCATCTTTCTTACCTTCTGACAGAGATAATAAGTGTTCATCATAATGTGCTCCGATTGTATGTAGATTGAACTTCTTTGTTTTTGTAGGGTCTTTATCACTGCCTACCTTCATCATTCTTGTGAAATTAGTGCCTTTCTTGTTTGTAACTTCCACAGGAGCAATGTATTTAGATTTTGATAATACATCATCAATAGCTTTGCTGATAAGACCATACTCTCTCAATAATCTCAATCTTTCTTCTGTTGAAACCTCATGTAACTCACCTGAATCTCTATCATCTTTATTATGCTGACAACAGTATTGGAAGAATTCTTCTCCCTGTAATGCTTCATCCCACTTCCTGTTAATGAGTTTAGTCCAACGTGGATTAGTATCTTCTGATTTTTCTATGGTCTCTTGCAATATAGCACCCTTCAATTTTATTTGTTCGATGTATTGTTCAAGTCTTTCATTTCCATAGTACTTCATATCTTCACTGTTCTCACCTTTAATAAGTTCGACACCAAATTGGCCATTACCGATATTAAGATGTACGATTATCTTATTATTGTCTTCTGTGTTAAACTCCATAACTCCTTGCTCTTCTGATTTTGATATCGAATCTTCATATCCCTCACGTTCAAAATCAAATAGATTATACTCATCACATTGCTCTTCATCATCCTCATCAATGTCAATGCCAAGTGTTTGAACTGTATTATACGTTATTATGTCATCAAGAGGCATATAATCAGTATCTATGTAATCTACAGCCTTTAACAAGTCTTCACTAAGTCCTAAAGTATTCAACCATTGTTTTCTAACAATAGGGTGCACATAGGCAGTTTCTGCCATCTTTGGTGTATTGTTGAGTTTCTGTGAAACTATCTTATACATATTAGCAAGTGTAGCAACCACTAACCTTCTATCTTTCTTAATATCTCCTGTTAATTGTTCTTTGACTTGGCTTGTGTGTTCTTGTAACGTCTTGTTGCCTAAATCAGTAGCAACATATGTTCTCATATCCTTTATCTTGAGATTCTTGAATCCATACTTGTTCTTGAATATCTTGTCAACAAAAGTTCTGTCCATACTGAACAAACGTGGATGTTCACTCTTAATCCTTGTAGCTTTCAACTTCTTCAAATAAGCACTCAATTCTGGTTCTCCTGTGATTTCTCCAGTATTGTTCTTGTATGATTTACCAATGAATTCAAAATTTATGTCACCACTCTTGTTTATATTGAGGTTGTCAACACCCAATGTAGAAACTCCCATATTACCAGTCTTTTCAAATCCAGCTGTTTGACCAACACGCAAACCTGTATGTGCTATAATCAACAATATAGCAGCTGCTTCTGCGAATTTAGGATTGCTGTTTGATAGGTCTGCTCTGGCTTTGTTCTTGATGTTCTCCACAGTGTTTGCGTCTACATTAGCAATTCTATCCCACTTTACAAGAGCATTCCTGTTCAAAAATTCCTTAGTGTATGCTCTGATTTTTGTGTTGGTTTTTGGGTCTGTCCATGACATAACACACTTACTATTGAATTCTTCTGGGTTCGTAATATCAACGTGTATTTGTACATCTTTCTTGTCTACACCTACTGGAAGCCTTGTTAAACCTATCCCTGCGAACTTATCATACCATTGTGGTTGACGCACTGCTTTAGGTTTGCTCTTATTCTTCTCATTAGATACTAATTTCTTCACAAGATGACCTTTCTTGTCAGTGTGTATTTCTATGTGGTTCTTGCTTCTGTCTATTGCTTTACTCATAAGATATCTTTACTTTTGATTTACGTTTTATGCCGTAATTGTTTCTTGTTAATATGAACATTTTTTTAACTGAATCCCAAACAGTGTTCTCAATGTACTCATTTGACTCACATCTACAAAATGGATGTAAAGAGTATAGTGTTGGTTTGTAATTTTCAGGCTTAACACCTATATTACTGCCATTAGACATAACATCAAGTACTGTAAATACCTTTGGTTCTCCATCCTTCTTAAGATGCACTCTCTTGCAATGATTGCAAGCATCATCCTTCACAGAATACCAAATTTTTGCGTCTTTCCCAACTCTGTTAAGTATCTCAAGTGCCTTGCCATGATTAAATGCTGAATGCATTACATAATCAGCTATCCTACCAAAATCCCTATTCCAGTCTTCTGACTTCTTTGACAGTATTTTTGAGAATTCTTCTACAGTTAGCTTGTTGTTTACTGCATTTATTGCTTCCTTCTTGATTATGGTCTTGAGTTTTTGGTCTTGATGTTTCGTTATTGATATTTGATACAAATCATTTATCTGTCTGTTTTTAAGATTAGTTACATCTTTGTACATCTGATGTTTCAACACATCTAATGTAACTTTCTCAATGTCACTCAGTGGAGCAAACTTACCATCTGCTATATATTTTCTAAGACTATTGTAATTAAATTTAGATGACCTTTTGTATTTCAAACCAGAAGCAATCATGCCGAACTTATATGCGTGCTCCAATTGAGTTTGCTTTGCAAGATTAGCAAAATTTATGCCAAATCTTTTGAGTATTCTCTTGTCGTTTCTGGATAACGGTGATGTTCCTATATTATTGACAATAAATAAGCAATTGAAATTTTCAACCACTTCTACTATATCATCAATCTGTTGTTTTTCTAACCACATCACTTCTATTGTTTTTAACTATCTGCAATATCGATTTCCCCATATTTATTAACATGCTTGAATAGTCTTGCTTCATGCTTTGCTCTATTTCTCTTGAGCAAAGATAATTGGCTTGATTGTTCTTCTTCTTGTTTGTTTTCATTATCTTGCTCCTATAAAATACCCAAATACTGCCATAATGATAGCCGTGATATATCCCTTGACATTGTTGAGATTATTTCGTCTATTAGTGTTCTTTATATGTATTCTATTAAGAGAATCCAAACTTCTGTAATATAATGAATTCTTAATTTCAACATTATACATCCTTTCAGTGTACATGATTATAGAATCCTTGCTGCTCAGATTCTGCTCCAGCAATTCAACTTTCTTCTCACAGTTTACAAGAAGTTTGCTATTGTACTTACCTTTCTGTATATCCACCATTGATTTCTTCAATTGAGACACAGGAATACATATAGTATCATCGATAGTTGTTTGCGAAAAACAATCTGATTGAATCCTTAGTGTAAGAAGGATTGACAACATGAGCAATCTGAGCATCCATTTCATGTATAATATTGGTTTTTTCTATGCTATTGTTAAAAATTAATGTATCTCTATATCTGATTTGTGTTTTCAAAATATGAACGGTGTTTTCCAATGAATCTATCATCTCATTGTGTAATTTTGTGTACTGTTCAAGCATGAATTTATCTCGTTTTTCATTGCTTCTGTTCATCTTTATGATGTTAAACGAATTGTATATAAAATACAAAACAAGCATTAAAATGCCCAATTTCATGACAATATCCATAGTTTTTGTACTCATATGTTATCCTGTTTGCTGGTCTTGTCTATATAATTGATAGATTTTCGACTTCTTGAATTCTTGCATATCTTTTATGAAACACTGCAGTAGTCTGTGTGTTTCCCTGTTAGTGTTTACACACTCATTGAAAGCCTCAGTGTTCTCCTTTATAAGGTCATTGCTCACCTTCCTGTCAACAGTCATATACTCATCCATTTTCTTTTCATACTCATCAAGCTTCCTCTCAGTCTTATCTATGTGTTGAACATATCTCTTCCAAAGTATCCAACCGATGAATACCAATATACCAAATAGTAAACTGTTTTCTAATACCTTTCCAAATAACCCTGTTAATGCATCTGTTCCCATGCTGTTAAATCTTGTTTAAATAATTATTGAATGCTTTCTCAAATGGATTCTCTTCTTGACCACTTCCATCATTATTAACTGCGTAATTCATATCGTTGTCTTGCTGTGGTTGTTCTTCCTCATCTTCCCCACCCTGTTCTTCTCCACCCATGTCGTCCCCACCTTGTTGCTCAGCTTGTTGCTGTTGCTGTTTTGCCATAATTGCTTGTGAGACTATGCTATTAGCTATTGTGTTTCCACCTTTCTCTTCACCAACTGGCTTCAAACCTCTCTTGACACGTATCTCGTCTACAGTCATGAAATTCATCAACTTCACATCATCTTCAAGTTCATCTTTAGCACTATCTACGCCTAAACCAACAAATTTAAACACAAATTCAGGGTCAATTCTTTGAACTATATACTTATTGATTTTTCTCTCAAGAAATTTCAATAGTGGTAATAAACCCTTATCTTTACTGTGCTTCAATCTTGCTTCATTGTTACCTTCGAACATAGATTTTTGTTCTGAACCACCTGATAGTGGAAAGTTAATCTCTGCTGGGTCTATTCTGTAAATGGCACATGAAAGTTTTATCAGATATTCTTGCCAATTTGAGAACTCCATATCTCTATTGTTCTTCTGTAGGTCAATCCAATCGATATCTCCTTCAAGTATTGGAGTCTTATGTGTGTTGTAAACACCTGACATCATGCCTTGCCACATCTGTTTAAACTGTGATAGCTTATCAGAAGATATTGAAGTTCCTGGTTTAATCTTGAAGAACCCTTTAGGTGCAGAACCTTGCATAAAGAATCTTCTGTTATACTCATCAGAATACAACATAGATGTTATTATTTGGGTCATCATCTCTATTTCAGAAACGCCATATCCATTTGAATATATGTTAGTCGTTGGATTTCTAACACCGAAACACATCTCCCATGGATAATAATCTGCTGTAATTGCGCTATCCTTAATTTGACAAAATGATGGATAGTATCCCATGACCTCTATTCTATCTCTGAATCTCTCATCCTTTTCATACAATTCTTTGTCAATGGAATCAGCTATTCTAATCGTTGCACCATCAACTGCAAAGAACTCAACAGGTCTGCCCCTCCTATCATGCACTACTTCAAAACAGGCTTGGTCGAATGTCAAACTATCATTTAATAACTTTCTTATGAAAGAATCGAAGTCATCACCATCGAATTTGTTATTAAGACCACCATCAAGCAAGAATTGTGTTATTCTTTCTGCCCTTAATAGGTCTTCTTTATCCATTTGCTTGGTTTCTTTATCATAGAACCCAGTTTTCTTCTTTATTACAAACCCTGCGTCATACTTTGTTTCTTGTGGTTCGCAAAACGCTAACACCTGTTCAATTCTTGTATTGATTACAGAACGGATGATTGGTGCTGTGTAAGATATACGTCTTGCCATAGAATAAGATACAGAAAATGGCTTGTCTTTGTACCCCATGAAATTCTGAAACTCATATGGGTCTACAATGTATGATTTTTTGTTTATATCCTCTCTATTCTCTACATTTAGTATGTTATTTGCTTTTATTAAGTCGCTTGGGTGATTTGAATGTATAGCTTGGTTCACAAGTATTGCCTTCTTCGCAGTAAGTTTTCTTTCTGCAAGTTCTATGGTCTCTATGCGTTTCTTTATAGTTGACATAATTTATGTTAATGAGATTTGTAATAACTGTTGTCTAACGCATATTGTACAAGTATTTCATCTTGGTTTGAATTCTAATTCAACTGTATTCATGCCTTTCAAGTATTGTTCCACAATTGATTCTTTCAATACTATTATCTTGACTTTCTTAACATTGTTGCAAACCCATTTGATTTTATTGTATTGCCCATTTTTGATACAAGTCTTTATTGTATACATGGATTTTATTTCTAACATATAATCATCTGTCTCAAAATCTGCGGTGTACCAGCCAAGTGGTGTCTTTACATTATTAGCTTTCTGAACACTTTGTTCCTCTTAAATATTTCAAGTAATAATACAATTCATACCTGCCTTGTATTGTGAAACCATCAATTTTGTAAAATTTACACTTACCACCTCTATTGATGAAACCACTTTCATTGATTTTCTTCATACGTTGGCTTAGTGTCTTCCTTTGTTCTTCTGATAAGTTCAATTTCTTACCCTTAGTACATAAATTCTTGCTTAACACATCTCCATTCTTAGAAAATCTCTTCTTCATTCTAAGACTCTGTCTTCTCTTGAATTCTTCTGAATGGCTGAATGTGTTACCATAATTAGGATTGTTTTCACCAAATATATCACGTTTGTTCATAACCAAAACTCATTTAGAACTAAATAACTGGATTGTATTTATCTCTTGATTTCCCAATTCCAGTTTTTATCTTCCAGTACTTCTGGTATTCGCACAAGAAAAATTCGATATTAGATAACACAATATTCCAATCACACAATTCATACTTCTCTTGCTGCTTGTTCCACTGTACATACTTGAAGTCCTCTGGTAGTAGGTCTCTTGATAAATCTTGTATTTCTCTCAATGTATCAAGAGTTTGTGGTCTTGATGGCATTATAATACGCAAACCCAGCTGCGCTCCTGGTCCGATGTTAGTCCATGTGTTTTCTGTTGCCAAAAACTCTGATTTCTCTGTATATTTAGTCATGTAACACATATCCAAAAACCATTCATGTGATACGAATTTTCCAATTCCTTCAACCATAGTCATCTTCCTTATCAATTCTTTCCATGAATATTTACCTATGAATCCAATAAAGTATATTTCAGATATATGTTTATACAGCGATGGTACTATATATTTAGCACAAGCCAATCCCTGAGTTGTGCCCTTAGCTAACCAACTATTTATGGCATAAGCCTTTTTGTTTGTTGAAGGTTTGTATTCTTCATAGCACTCAACAACATAATAGAATGATTCTGGTGTGTACTCAACTATTGTCGGTATTTCAACAATGTTAAGAAATTCTACATTGTTATACAATCTCGATATACAGATTTTCCAAAGTTTATCTGCTTCTGATAACTCCTTGTTGAGTATTATATTGTGTATAATCCACTGTGATACCTTGTCTAATTCTCTGTAAGCATTGCAGAATTTATACTTAGAAAGTATATCATCGTCCTTATTCCATTGTTTTCGTGGCAAATTAAGCATGTTTCTGTCATACCAAATCTCCTGTCTTATATACATCGTTGTGAAGAATTCTGCTAAGTTTTCCTCATGTATTTCTATATCTTTTGATGGAAAGTATTTCTCAAAGTCTGTTGACATTGAAATTTTTAACTGCTAATCGAATTCATTAGAATTTGTACTCATAGAATTCAATGATGAAGTCTTCCACCATTTTCTGAGAATATAAGCATCCTATATTGAAATCATTCTTCTTCAGAACCTTAGCTGCTTTTGTTGGTTCAGTTCTTGATGTACTTATATCATGGTCTACTACAAGTTCACGTTTCTTTGTGTATCCCCAAAATGTGAATCCTAATTTATTGTAGAACATGACCGAATCTAATGTTGATGCGAGACTGTATATACGTTTTGGGTCTTCCTTCTTTAAGGTGTATTCAATTAATGCTCTCTGCACTCCTTGACCTCTATATTCTGGCACTGTGTAGATGAAATATATATTGAGATAGTCATCCTTACCATGTTTGTATGATATGAATCCACATATTTCTCCATCGTTGGCACACATCGCCAGAACCTTGCAACCATAAAAATGGCTTATCCTTGCCTCTGACAGAAACGACTTATCCTCTTTGCTTTGTGAAGCCTTGGATTGTGATTTCAAAAAGTCATAAAACATCTGCTTTTCTGATTCTGGTATGTAGCAGAATGACACTGATTCCTCTGTTAATATTTTCATGATAAAGATAGTATTTTATTCAAGACTTCCATCTCGATTTGTTCAGGTGAATTCAAAGCATCAATTTGTATCTTATTCAACACTCTGTCTTGTACTTTATTCCAGATATTCATATATTGCTTGTTCTTACCAATCACTGAATCATAATTCCTATCAGATATGCTAAGCAACAAATGTTCATTGTTATCAGGATACATGTTATGCAATTTCTTATATTGTCTTAACTTCAAACGCTTGATGTTTTCATCATAGCTTATATTCAAGTGTACTAACAAGAAATTCTCATCAATTTTCTCTACAAAATCAAACCAAGTATATGCTGCTTGCGCACCTTCTACTATCACAAATTCACAATCTTCGTTGGCTTTGCGTATGCTTAATTCCACACCTTCTGTTTTCAACCATCCCATGACTGGGTCTATACCGCAAGTAGCCACACCATCCTTCATTTGTCCAATGGACGCAACTCTGCCAATTCTGCTGTACATAAAATTGACACCATTTTCTGTTCCCTTCACTATATCACAACCATGCTCATGCCCATCATAGGATAATGTGGATATTAGATTTTTGTTCAGTGTTGTTTTACCAGAAGCCATGCTTCCCATTATCCATATTATCATTGCTTTCTTTTTGTTTGAACTTTACTACTTGTTATGTGGAAACACTTGCATTCAGTGCAATAGTATGACCTCTTTGGTATGATTGACTCACTGCTATGCTTTTTTATATAAGCAATAGCTTCATTTGCTTCTCTCTGTCTCATGTATTTGGTTTTATTGCAACTCATTGTATTCCTTCATATTTGCTATCAGTGAACCAATCAATCAATTCAACCTGCCCTTTGTCAAGGAAATAGTGCATCCTGCGCTCATCCACTTTGTTTCTTAACAGTTCTGGTATGAGTGTTTCTTCCCTTGCATCCCATAGTAGCTTCCACTCAATTCCTGGCCAATAGTGGTCAACCTCACATCGCTTTATGTTTTCTGCTTGTCTGTCTATGTAATATCCTAAGTATCTCCCGTGTTTTTTACGAAACATTTTCTTGAAGCTACATAATGATGTTTCCATAGTGAAATAATCTACTTCAACGTCTGGATACTCACTTCTCATCTCATCCAGAATTTGCTTTGCTTCTTGGTCAAGATATTCATGCGTTTCTTTGTCGAATGGTGTTCCTTTTTCCGTCATCTCATCCATAGCAATTGTGTAAAATAAACCATTTCTATGGCTCGTACTTGAATCATCCTTCAACAATAGGTCTCGTGGCATTACTGGTAAATCGCATGTCTCTCTCAATGTTTGTAAATAGAAGAATGCTAAGTACCTTCCGAATTTGAAAAAGTCCTTCTTGATTATCTTCATAGCAATATCAAAATTGTCCTCTTCCGAACCACCTATGCAAACTGTTTCCCTGAAATACTGTTCTTGTGTCGTACAACCGAATTCATATACATTCTTCCTGTATGAAGCAAACATTGCTGGGAGATGACCTCTCTGCCATTTATTGTCTGTTTCGTATATAAGTTTCTTGTAATTCTCTGCATTCCACTTCTCAAGTCTCTCTTGGTCAACATTCTCGAAGTCAGGAAATTCATTCCATATAATCCATGTTGTCGCAACATTATATGTATTAGCATATATCCAAGCTATCCAATATCTCTGTTCTATGTTCAATTCCATACGCTTATGGATATAATTCAACATATACATAGCAGGGTCACAATCTTGAGTCATTAGTTGCCAATGATAGTATCTCTTGAAGAACTCTCTACGTAAATTGTAATCTTGTGTTCTGTAATCTTTCATTATGATATGTATTTATCTTCTGATTTTGTTCTGATTTGTTTATCCTCTATGTGTTTAACATTGTAGGAAAGTTCATTTGATATAAGTAAATTACCACTTTCAGCAGTATGAAAAAAGTAGTAAACAAATGGTTCTGTTGGGAAGATTTTGACGTTCTCATATCCCAGATTCTTCATTGCTCTCTTTATTATATCTTTTGTAGAAGCAAACCCAGCAAATTTTTCTCCTGCAAATAACCACAGTGGTCTTGTTTCATTGCGAAAACAATACAAATTTTCTGTATCTAAAACGCCACAGGCTATGGAAGATTTCTTGAACTTCTTAAATACAACAGAACCTTCTTCTATGCATTTAAGCAACAACTCACTGTCATTCTTTGTTTTGAAGTCTGTATAACCGAAGTGTTCTTCCCACATTTCTGGTTTCTCCTGTGTGATGATGCCGTTATGTGTTATAGCTATTTCTTCAGTTGATATTGGTTGATGATGTTTGATGAAAGATGTGGAATACCTAACATGACCTATCATTCTTGGAGACCATGGAAGTTCATACTCTTTAACAAACTTATCTGCTGACATAGCCACCGTTACAGTATCTACAACTCCGTCTTCTATGGTTGATATTCCCACTGAGTGTCTGCCTCTGATTTGTGATTGCTTGAGCAATTCTTCAAATACTGTAATCCCTATATTCTTGCCCTTACTGATTAATCCTACAATTCCACACATATTATTTTTGGTTTATTGGTTTTAAAATGTATTTTGGTAAAGATTCTGTATGAAAGTCAATGTTTCTTATTCTTATTGATGGTATTCCAATCTTCGATGTACCTCTCAATGCTTCTGAAATCAAGAATGTTTCATTTACATTGTTTTCAAATTTCACTTTTTCTACTATCGCTAAGTGTAACCCTGACAACACTTCTTTGTAATACAATATACAGTTTCCACCGATTTTCATTGGTAAGAATTGAGTGTTTGCATTATCCCACATAAGAATATCACCGACTTGTATATGATTGTAATTATATTCGTGCTTCTTAAAATATGTATCAAGATGTTTTTCTATGCTCAAATTATACAATTTCGCATCGTCTATATTGAGATATGCTTCCAACCCTCTTCTCCTTATAACGTATGTAAAACATGTGTCTTGCTTGTTAAGTGTCACTTCTCGCATATTCTGTTAGCTTTCTTTTGTTGTTAATAACTTTAAACAAGAATGCCCATCACATGGATGAGCATTCTCATAAGCATAAATGTGGAAATTTATACTATTTTTTCTTGGCAACCACAACTTTTTTCTTAGTTGTTGTTTCCTCCATGGTTGCCCACTCGTTTTCTACAGCTGCTTCAGCTTGGTCTTTGGACATGATTTTGGTAATTTTGTTACCATCTTCATCCACGCCAGATGCAATGAATCTGTTGTTTGAGTTCTTAATTACTACATCCTGCATAAGATTGCTGGATTTTGTCTTCATACAATATCCGAAGATACCTTCTTGTTGTTCTGCGGCTTTCTTTGAAACCACTTTTTTAGCTGTTGCCATGTTTATTGTTTTTTAGATGTTATGTAACTGTGTTGCGTGTTATAGTGAATTTTACAAGTATGTGAATTGACATAGGATTGTGTCTCTAACAAGAGAAAAAATATTTTTACAAGTTGTCGAACCTCATATTATCGCTTAAGAATTCCAATATCTTCAGATGAATATCTTCCAATTCTTCATCTGCATTAATCTTTATGTGAGCATCACATAAGTGTTTGGTTCTCTCATACAGACTATAGAAACCTCTCTGCTTACCTGCAAGATTTTCCTTAGTCTTATCACTTAAATCTTCTACAATTCCACTCTTGATGTATCTTCTATGTATAACTCTATAGAAATTGTCTTCTGGTGTCTCAAAATGCAAGTATATAACCAATAAGTTTATGCTGTACTTGCGTAACAATTCTATGTGTTTCCCTGTACTCATGATAGGGTCTAATACAATTACATCTATGCTTGCTTCTCTTTTCATTATCTCATCATAAGTCAATATGACTTGTGATTTCTGTGGTAATGTATCTGTCCCTGTGCATTGATTGTCTTTAATCCCACCTATGTGTACTGAATTATCGTATAACGTATATTCCCACTTCAAACCACCTTCAAATCCAGAGAATATGGTCTTTTCTGCAGAATTGGACAAAGACTCATGTATGAGTCTTGCCTGTGTAGTCTTGCCAGAAGCATTGCTTCCGTATATCCAAATTACATTCTTCATTAAAACTCACACATTGATTTCACTTGTTCTCTGATTTTGTCAATTCCTAATGTGTCTATGTTAGTGTTGAAAACAACCAATTCTGTTATTTCATCAGAATTCAATGTAGTTATCAGCATATAGCCATACTTTGAAACATGTTTTTGTAATTCTTTTGTGTTCTGAACACAACTTGCTTTGTCTGATGAATGCGCAAATTTAACCCATATTATGGGTTGTATTGGGTTTGCCCACATAAATAAACTTCTTATTAATTTCTTTATCATTTTGGTTGTTTTTTAAGTCCTATTTTAGATAACTTGTCTGCTTGTTGATTCTGTTCTCTTGGTATCCATATTATTTTCTTGTATTCCTCTCCAACATTTGATGCTCTTAATAACATCCATGCTGCTCTGTATCTGTCCTTGAACATCTTATCATTCATTTTCCAAAGTCCATTGAATTGATTTGTTATTAACTGACTGTCGGAATATATTTCTACAATAGTGTCTTCATCGATTACACAATCTTCAGACAATTCCTTTATTATGCACATTGTTGTAACACAAGCATTCCATTCTGCTACATTACTTGTACCCAATGGAAAATACTCAGACACTGAAAACTCACTAAAGTATGTATCCTCCATGTAAACAGCAACACCAATCCCCATAGGAGATAGTTCATCTTTCTTGTTGTGACAAGCACCATCGAAGTATATTGATAATTTACTAAGCATCGTGCATTCTTCTCAAATTAGGTCGTCCTAAGTGGTTGTTCATGTATTTTCTTCGCTTCAACTTCTTGATTCGATGTGCTCTCTGAATCCACACTTCTTCATATTGAAGTTCATCAAACTTCACAGTTCGCAAACTATCCTCTAATGACTCAACTTTCCATATCCTACTCATAATCTCTTATTGCTTTAAATGTTGGGAAACGCAAACTTTTCTTTGTTGTATATCCTTGAAACTGTATCGTAGCCATCTTTCCAGGATATTGGTCTCTTTCTATCCACATTTTCTTGTACAATTCTACATTACCAGACATACCAGCTTTACATAATTGTCCATTCTCTAATCTCACTTCCACCTTTCCTACCATTCCTGACCTATTGCCCTTGCCTTCAAGTAATCGCACAATTTCAAATTCTTTATCAATAAGTCGTTTATCCTTCAACAACTGTTTAGTTCGCTTTTGCTGATATGGTTCTTCTGCTCTCAGCATCTGACCTTCATAACCCAGTTCCACATATCTGTCATGAATTTTTGCTAACAAATTCTTGTTTCTTGGATTGACCTTAATAGTCTTGATGATTCTGATTTTGCCTGCTGTCTTTGGGTTGCTTCCACCTATTCCACCTATCAGATTATTCATGTACGCTAATCGTTCTTTGTATAGCATGTTTGGTTTCTGTGGAAAGAATATATCATATACATGATATTCCAACAATTCTGCGCTCTCTTCCAAGTCTGCTGCCGTTGGGACTGTTTTTCTTGCTAAAGATATGATTTTATCAAAATCTTTTCTAAATTTATGAGCATACAATTCTCCGTCAATCACCATGTCTGGAAAAATTTCAAACAATCCCTTTAATATTTGAAATATGTGTGGTGCTGATACTGTTGGATTATGCTCTTTGCTAAACATTCCATTTGCTTTCACATATGACCTAACACCATCCAATTTAGGTTGTGAATGCATGTATTCTAATTGTTCTACAAATTTCCAGTGGTCTTTCAATTCATACGCAAGCATAGGTTCAAATCTCTCAACGAGCATTGCTTCTTCAACTGTTGTCCTGTATCCACCTTTCTCCATCAATACAATCTTCGCATTGACTTCTGATATTGCTTGGTCGAATTCATTACGGAAATTAGCCTTGCCAACATTCATTGGTTGTGCTTCTGTCCACTGTGAAATCACTAATTTTCCACCAACTTGACCAGATATGATTCTGTATCTATCCTTATCCAATTCAATACTCCATTGAATTGCTTTGCCTGTTGTTGCTTTCTTGTATAGTGTTACTGTTGTTATCATACCTTGTATAACTTTGTTTAATCAAATAGTGATAGTTGCTTCCATTTTACTTCTAAAATGCCATCTTTCTCTTCCACACTAATGAGCTCTCCAATTGGCTTGTCGTGTTTATGATGATGCCAATCTATCTTATTTGGTTCTGCTGGCAACTGTACCAATCCGTTCTTGATAGCCCATCCCAAGCATTCTCTCCCGAATCCCACTTTCAGACTTTCTGGATGTGTCAATAATTTGCCGCATCTTCCACATGTTCCTTGATAGAACACCTTGACTGTTGGATATTTAGCCTTGAAAGCATTTGGTTTCAAGAATTTGTCAAAAAACCATTGTATTGCTGATGCTGATTTCGATGTAGCTTTAATCTGTGATTTCTCTGAATACCTGTAAGATAATTCATCTGAATAGCCACCTAAGAATTTGTAGCTATCTTCTGATTCATAATCAAATCTTGATAATACAGAAACCCAATACACGCTTGGGTTTCTTTTTGATTGCTTGAATTTATATGTTAAGTGTGTTTGAGTCTTTTCATTCTGAATTGTTATCCTGCAATTACCGCCCCTTATGTATGATAATACTCTTCCAATTGTGTCAAGTTCATGCATTTCCATGTTGCTTATAACTATGTATAAAAAAATCCTCAATTGCTTGAGGATTTCTTGTATTAAACGGTATTACGAAATTTTTTAAATATTGCGAGCATTGCTACACCAACACCTATCAACGCCTTTACGAAGGTTTTGCTTTGTGACCGAAGTGATTGTGTATTTTTCTGTTTTTTCTGCAAACATAGGAACATCCGTATTAGGATTGTAATATGATACATCGTGGTTGATGAGTGTTACCTCATAACATGTATCATATCCTTTACTGATAAGAATGTCATTGGTTGCTTGAAGTGCTGCGTTTTGCATTGTTTGCTCGGGGACATCTTGGCAAAAATCAAATTGTTCATTAAAGATAGATTCTGAATGTGTTGGTGGTGATGCACCAAAACAAGTCAGGGTTGCTATTAGGAATAGCATGACCATAGCTGATTTTCTCATGTTTTTGTTTTTGTGATGCATTATTGGTTCTTCAATTGATGGGTCTATACAGTAATTCACAACACAAAAATATAAGTGTTGTTTTTAATAGGTTAAAAAGTGTTACACTTATTTTAAAGCGAGCCTTTGGCGGACCATT